TTCAAGCAACACCTGTGCGCATTTCTGATTCAGTAAATTGAGAATAAGCCAAATGACATGCCCACTGGTGTACTTCGTCTAATGTAGGAATATACGGTCTTTCGATTTTACTTAAATCTGATAAACACAGACTCTGAGCAGCATTTGGACCTAAGGTAAAAGCCGGCTTTCCTAAAAGTAAAGATTCTGTAGCAGCAATACTATTAAACGTAACCATACAATGGATATCTTTACTTAATGCTGACTGCATGGTATCATTGTGTACTCTTTCGGACCTTGGTTTTTTAAGTCTAATTACGATTTCTCTATCGCTATATTTTTTAATTGTTGCTATAGTTTCTTCCATCCACTTATCGAGATCTAAATTATAATATACCATAACTTTGGCACTAGGAGGACAAATTAAAATTTTAGACCCACCTCTAAATTTAGTTAGACTAACACCAGTGGCTTCAAATCTATCTGCTGGTCTTTTTAATACTGGTCCTATATTCTGCATGGCGTTTTTTGTAATTCTGTGAAAATTTTTCTTTCTACCATTGCCAAAATAGCCAGTATCTATATAATAAAAATCTCTTTCTTGCTCTCGACAAGCAGCCATCTGTTTTCGTTTAGTAATACCTCTCAATACTACCGGAGCTTTTAAGTTTTCTATCTTGTCCCAGGTGCTTATTTGTCCGCCAGCGCCTAGTATAAAATTTTGTAAAATAGGGTCGTAGTCCATGCCTTTTCTTTCATATCTGTATTCTGAATCTGTAGAAAAAATATTATTAACTTCAATAGAGTCAATTTTTTCTATTAAAACATCTTTTGTAACTTTATAATAGTCTCCTGTCGAATCCACTCTGTATTTTAATATACTATCAAATACATCTTTTAATTCTTTAGGAACAATTTCATAAGGACTAGGTGGAGGAGGAGGATTTTTAATTGACTCTAAATACTTATATTTTTCCTCTGTCCAAACAGCCCCGTATTCGCAGTTTATATAATTAGGAAACCACGGGCCGCCTTCGGTATAATGAATAGCTTTAGGTTTACCGTTGTCTGGTTCCTTATACCATCCTACTAGCCAATTCCATTCTGGACTTAGTGCGCCAATTTCCTCGTCTTTTAACCACTGAAATCTATGAAGAAATGCTCCTGTGGCTCTGTTGACTAAATCAGGTGTAAGTGCTGCGTTTGAAGGATGCCCGCAATTAAATAGTATCAAACTACTCCAATTTTTTCTTGGATATACATGCTGTGTTTTTCCATCCATCTTAGTTGTGTTTTTTGGCTGATAGTCGTGTTGTACTACCATCACAGCATAGTCTTGATTTAAAGTAAGATTAAAAAGTTTTTCTACATCTTCTACAAATACAAAATCACAATCTACAAATAATGCCCAGCCAGTATAATTTGTCAACTGCGGTACTAAAAATCTTGTAAAAGTAAATTCAGTAGAACTAAGTGGATCGGCGTCTCGAGTATAAACTCCTGCTTCTTTTAATTCTTCTTGTTTGAGAGGAAAAACTTCGGCATTTTCATTTCTTGATAAAATAGAATGCTTACATACTTGATAAGCAATATCTTCTCTACTATCCCAACCTACGTATATTTTCATTTCCGTTCTATGTCCTCTTCTTTACAGTCGACACCATATTGAATTTCTACTATCTTTAGTGGAGTATTTGCTGGATTACACAATTGATGCCAATCAGTTTTTTTAATATGTAAACTTTGATGCTTATGAAATATTCCTACTAATTCCTGATCTGAACTTCTATTAATAGTATATACTTCAGCTGTTCCTTCTGCTATAAACCAATGTTCAGCACGATGCTCATGTTTTTGCATACTTAAACATTGACCTGGATTAACGGTTAGTTCTTTAACTTTAACTTCTTTACCGTTTTCGTGTAGCACTCTATAATAGCCCCATGGACGCTCTGTTTTAGGCGACTTCCATTCTTCTAGTATCCAACTACTAGAGTTCTTTTTATCTTCACCACCGACACCAAACACAAACTCTAGATTACTATCTACAATATCCATTTCTGGAATATTCGATGCTGTGCGATCGCCGCCATTGGCAAAAATAATAGGATCTTGTGGATAGCTTTGTCTAACCATCCATATTGCGTGTTTGGCAGTGTTATCCTTGTCGTCAAAGTCTATAACAAAGTCTACACCTTTGATGTTTCTTATAATAGCAGTACGTTCTAGCAAAGGCATAAAATTACGCCCTTTTTTACGAGTCAACCAATCATCAGAATTAACCCCTACAACTAGCAGGTCTCCTAATTTTTTAGCCGCTTGAATATAAGAAATGTGGCCCGAATGTATAGGATCGAACCCACCTGTAATCAGCACAATTTTTTTCATGCTGATATTTATATTGGTTTATAGTGTAGCGTCTTCCATTCCGGCTACACGTAACTTAATAATATTTGATAGTTGCCACTGTTTGATATCCAGGGCTTTGGTTATTCCTAACCACTTGTTTCTAAGTAAGGCAAATTCATTGATAATTTTTTCAAAATCAACCACATCTGATTCGCCTTCTACATACTTTTCGCAGTCTCTACTACTAAGAGCACGTTGATAGTTTTCTAGATATTTACGAAAATGTTGACTTTTTAATCGGCGCAATTCAATGTTTAGGTATTCGAGAATAGCTTCAATTTCTTGAAGTTGACAATATCTTTGTTCCACGATGCCAGGCATATTGGCAGCTGCCTTTTCAATATTTCCCGCTATGCGACTATCATTTTTTGCTACCTGTAATTCGGCTTCAAAATATGCCACAGCATCTGGAATATAAGATATATCTTTACTTACTTTAGAATACCACATTTTTAATTTTCATCGTCATAGTCCCAATTGTCTTCTTCATACTCGTCGTCATCGGGCTCTTCATCCATATAATAAGAAATTGCTTCATCTAATGCGTCATCGAATCCACTAGCAGACTGTATTATCTTATCACTTACTCCATGGTCTGCTAATAAATCAATATATCTTTCAGCTGCTAAATCTACGGTCTTTTTATCTAAATATTCTTTAAACAGCATCCAGATATCGGCAATTTGATTTTCATTCATTTTCTACCAGCTCCTCAGTTTCAGATGGTTTATAGTTAACGAATTCAGACATTACTTTATCTAAACATCCTTCTTCGTTACGTTCCCATTCTTTTCGATAATATTTAATAATTTCTCCATCATTTGTGGTGAATGACAGTCTATTTCCGTCTTTCTTTAATAACCCTTTTGCTTCAGACAAATCTACTAGACCACTATAAGGATTCATACCTGTTTCATAGGGAATTTTAACCTGTACACTTTCAAAAGGCTTGGCATAACGTGTTTTCATTACTTTACAAGCAGCACGGATACCACGAACTTCGCTGATTTTATTGCCGTCTTCGTCTTCTTTTAGTTTTAATTTTTTCATGGCAACCACGATAGAACTTGCGTAAATGAATCCTTGACCTCCTGAGATTTTATCGTCAGGATCGAACATGTCTTGGCTAGCGTATGTGTGATTAGTAGCCACCAGGCCGACATTAGCACTACCAAACATATTAACACAGTTGCGCACCAGAGCCGTAAGTGCTTTTGGCTTTCTACCCATATCACCTTTTAAGTCTCCTGCTTCAAATTGATTAACATCTGTAGGAGTAAGTAACATTCCTAAACTATCGATAACAAATAAAACTTTGGGACGATCTTCCATTGCTTTATATTCTTTCATAAACTCGTTGATTGTTTTAGCAACATCGTCGATCATTGCCATATTAAGTTTAAGAAGTTTTTCTTCACTAGTGTCTACACCTAATGCTTTTAACCATTTTTCGTCTAACGCATTTTCGCTGTCAACTAGTACAACATAGATTCCTTGTTCTTGAGCATGTCTTACTAGATTGCCTGAACAGATGTAACTTTTACCTGCTCCGCTTTCTCCTGCAAATACAGTTACTTTACCGAGCGGCACACCTCGATGAAAGTCACCACTGATTAGATAGTTAAGAGCATAGTTACCTGTACTTACCCAATCTGTTGGATCATTAAATCCAACTCCTAAACCATCGATGGATTTAGTTAATGTTTTTCTAAATTTTGTTAAGTCGAATGCTTTTGCCATAATATTTTCCTTTATATAATAATAAATTAATAATCGTTGCCTGTCAAAGTAATTGATTATCTACCTGCGTGTGTCTTAAGTAATTCTTTATAGTCATTAAAAAGTCTTTGCTCATGATCATACAAATCTCCTGTTTGATCAAATATTTCTGCTGAAGATTTATTGACTATCTTGTCAAACTCGAATCCTGCTGTGTTAATTGGTCCAAGACTCCACATACCCATACGAGATTGAGAGTCCACAAATCTGTTCAATTTTGCTGATACATTGTACGCCCTAATCCATGACCATTCATCTCTTTCCCAATTTAAATGATACATAGGATCAGGCCAAGTAACACCTTCTTTTAATGAATTTCTTTCCCACAAACCGTTTCGTTCTTTATAATTTAGCATCAAAGGTATAAACCAAAAAAATCCTAAATTAGAGTGTTTAAGCCATTCAGCTGTTTCAAACAGATGTTCTTCAGACTCTCCAGGTAGTCCAGCTATAAAGTGACAATCAATATGTGTATGTGGCCATTTATCCTGAAGTTCTAATAAAAAATCTTTAGCTCGCTTAGAACTCCACGGTTTGGCTACGGCCTTGGCAGCATCTGGATGAAATGTTTCTATTCCGAATAATGCGCCGCGTTGTCCGCAACTATGTAATATATCCTGTGTATGAGGATTCTTATCTAATAAATCTGCTCTATTGTAACTTAAAAATTCTAATTTAAAAGGTAGTTTGTTATAAACTTTAGCTAAATTTTCTATTCTTTCTAAATTAGCATTAAATGTTTCATCTAAAAAATAATAACTAGTAGTTCCGAATCTTTCGTACATTTCTAAAAATTCGTCAACCATTAGATTAATATCTTTTTCGTCTGTACCTGGACGTTTTCCTAAATTAGGATCTCTACAAAAAGGGCATTTAAAAATACATCCCCTGCCCCATTCAATAGGTAAACATTCTCCTGGTAAAATACAATCGTGATCTTTGTAAACGAATCGTTGATGCTCGATAGAAAAGTTTTTACGTTGTAATTTTGTAGTTAAATTTTTGCTGCTTAATTCGTCTAATAATTTCAATAGGCTATTT